TCAATGCGATCATCTGCGCCGTTTTCAAGAACCAGTTGCGGCAACGGGATAGCATTAAACCTTATCGGGTTAAGCGCATCACCTTCTTCAACCAGCAAACACCCTGTTCCCACAGCAAGATCAAGGAATGCTTCGTGGGCTTCTTGTCCAAAATTACTGTTCTGCAATACCTGAAAGACGTATTCAGTGACCTCTTCAAGCTGATTATCAATAGCCTCAGTCTGATCACTCGGCACCTCGCTACCAGCAACCAAGTCTGCCCATCGCGCAAAGTTCGGAACCAAACCCGATTGCAAGCGTGACGCAAACTCTTGAGTGCCAACAACAGCTGTCTCATCAAAGATGCGATCATCTCTGCGCTGACCTGCTGTAAGTTTTGTAAAGCCTTCTCGTTGTGGAAGAGCGTATTCATAACACTCATCAAACAAAGCTTCAAAGTTGAGGCGATGAGCAAGAGCTTTGTCATAGCGCCGGAGATAATCCTTGGCAATTTTATCATGCATTATGTGTACTCATTGTAGAAGCCAATGCCGCCGCCAGAGCCTGACAAGAGAGAATGAGTAGCGCTGCCGCCTTTGCTCTTTCCCTGCACACGCTTTTGCAAAGCTGCTTGCTTGTTGGCTTTGGTTGTAGCTGTTTCAGCTTCCATACGCTCTTGACGCTCAGCTTCTACTGATGGGTCAGGGCGTGGTTGTGATGATCTAAATATGCACATAGTTACCTCAAATAATATGCAACCCTAGATGTAACCCCTGCATTAATGCATTACAACGCACAAAATTACATCCGTGACCAAAGCCCCTGTCTGCGTTGCTTTGGCTGCCTGTTAAATACATCGAAGTCTCTTCGCGCTTGGACAACGCGCTGCGGTTGATTATTGCCAAGAACACCGCGCCCCTCACCAGCGCCAAGCATTAGATACTGCAACGCATCGTGGATATGAGAAAAGCGGTTCTTCTCCGGCCTATCATCATATCGCTCACCAGATACTTGTATGCGGCGATATTGATACCCACCCTCAAACCCTTTAACCAATTCTTTGCAGCGTGGGTCAATTAAGAAACCAGACAAGCCATCAACCATGCGAGTAAGTGATGCGCTTACAGATTCTAAACGCAGTGCAACGTCATTACTTGGGGCTGGTCTAGCTCTTAGACCAGCACCGCGCAGCACTTGGAATGGCGTTGACTCATCTGTTTGCGCACGAAAATCGCCAGCCGGATCGCCAAAGATATTGATCTCACAGTTGCCGTAACGCACAGCAATCTCTTGGCGCAACAGTTCAGCAAAGCGAACAATGCCCATATCGAAAGCTACAATCTCTTGCAAGATAAGCCAGCGGCCTCTGACCTTCTGTCCAAACACTGCGGCTGGCGTCAAACCAAAATCCAAACCAACAAACACAGGCATGCCATCAGCCACAGGAATCTCTTCATTCGCAACGTGCTGATCTGCCGCGAACATATTATAAACAGGTTTGCCATCTTGTATCGCTCCCAGCCTGTTCATTACATAAACATCAATCCAGCTTTTGCCCTTACCTTGCACAAGGTTGGTATAATAGCTTGCCAGCATATGCTTCTGGTTCTCAGCATCTTTACTTGGCTTGTATTCTTTTACATTGCCCTCGTTATCTTTTGACTCAACCATGCCAGCAGGTTGGGTAAAGAAGCGCCAGTTGTCTGGCTTCACCATCATCTTGGCTTCTTCTTTACTAATGTGGTCAGGTATAGGAACTTCACCAGACATGATAGGCCACCAGTGATCTTCTTCTGGCGCGTTTGTATCTGCAATCACACCAGTCCATGAAGGCCCACCCTCACGCATAGATGGGTATCTGCCTACACGCATTGTGCAAGCATCAATGATTGACTTAGGGATTTCCCTTGCTTCGTTAATCCAGATGCCTGTCAGCTCTAATGACAGCAGCTTCTTAACATCTTCCGGCCTATCAAGAGCAAGGAAGATAACTTCTAGCTCTAGGTCGCCTTGCTTTATCCAATGAGTATAAGGCACAGACCACTGAAACTTCCCCCAATCTTGTTCGGGAAACCAGTCAAGCCAAGTCTTAATAGTGGTAGTGCGAAGCTGCGGGTTGGTATTACGGATGATTGCCCATCTGCTTTTACGCTTGCCTTCTTCGTTTGGCTTTTGTTGCAGTGCGCGTCTGAACACCTCAACGCAACAGCCAACAGATTTGCCGGAACCAACAGGGCCGCGAATGCCACGAAAGAATGTATCATCCTTCATGAAAGCTTTTAGGACTTCGCCATCAGGCTTGTATTTAAATTTCATTTACCTTGTAGTCCTTGCCGATCTTAATCATCGTTTCAACTACGTCAGGGCCGATAGATGATATAAGCTTGTCTGCTTCATAATCGGTGCAGTGGTCTTTAGGGTAATGAGAGAAATGTACGCGCTTTACTACAGTGCGAAGTATCTCACGCTCCTCTGGCTTGAGCATATGTAAGAACGCACTCATCTGTATTTCTTTGCGGTCTTTGCTGCTGCCTTTGGCTGCTTTGAATGCTGTTTGCCAGCAGCAGTGTCTTTGCGCTTCTTTGCTGTTGACGCTGCGTACTGTGACGATGACATGTTTTTAATTGCTTTAGATGGCAAGTATCTTTCTCCTGTTGCGTTTGAACCCTGCGTTGATGGCTTGCCTGACTTGGTGCGCCACTTCTGCTTTGTCCAGTTTACTAGTGACTTCTGCGGCTTCTTCATGATGTGTATCCACCGCCTTTTGCTTTATAAGCTTTGGCTAACATCTGCGCCTTACGCGCACTCCATTGACCGGGGCGGCCTCCCTTGCCACCTGCTTTAATCCGATTGAACAGGCTCTTACGCATTGATGGTTTGGTATAGTTGCCAGCTTCGTTGACCTTAGACATTAGCGCACCTTCTTTCCAAACATCGAGCGTCTACCAGAGCCAGATGAATCAGCTACACCACGAGCTTTGCTTGACGGTATTAATGAAGACTGTGATCCAGAATCAACAGCGGTTGTGCTGTCTTGCACGTTTGTACTACTGGTAAACGTGCCTGATCTCACGCGATCGTCATCACCATCCATTACAGTTGTTGTGGGGCCGTATCCAGCAATGATACCGCGCTCATCAGTCTCAACGCCAGTGATCTGACCGCGATCGTTGTAGATCATGTTGCCAGTTCCGGCGATGATTTCATTCAAAACATTCTTAGCAGACATCTTGCCAATCTCATTCAACACAGCAGCAAGGGGGCCATAGGCAAGACTGCGTACAGTGTCATTTTCAATATTATTTACTTCCATTTTAATCTGACCAATGTTCATGCGCTGTGCCAGATTAGATGCTGCGTCATTTGTAATGCCTTTAATACCAGCAACCTGTGCGCCTAGTTTCTGACCAAACATTGCTGTTGCTAATCCAGGGGATAGAGAAGCTTGACTACGTTTGCTTTGCGTAACCGACATAGCATTTTGCTTACGGTCAATACTATCTGATCTGCCGCCATAGTCACGCCCGCGCCCACCAAACCCACCTTGGCTTCTGCTACCACCTAATCCGTCAAAGCCAGCCATTAAGCTTTATTCCTTTTAGAAATTGCAGCCGCTTTAGACTTAGCATCAGATTTCGAAGAAGCGCCCCACGCTCGCAGGGAGAGGAGTAACCGCGTGGGACGCCCCTTCTCATCCCGCTCTGGGCCTTTCATGTTTCCCATACGCGCAAGGAAACTGGCTCGGCGGGGGTTGTCACCAGACTTAACAGGTGCCTTTAACTTGCCACCTTTATATGAAGCACGGCCTTTGGCATTCAAACCGCCCTTTGGGTTCTTGCCTTCCTTGCGTGTCCATGCAGGTGTCTTGGGTGCTTTAGGAGCCATCGGCTAACTCCGTTGTGTATCTGTTTCCGCGCCAAGTAAATTCATCATTGCCAGCTGCGCGATTGTTGGCAAAGGCTTCACCAAAACTCATTTCAGTTTGACCAGACTCAGGACGCTCTGGTGCAGGAGTCGGCATCACCATCTGTTCTTTTTGCATTGAAGGAGGCGAGTCATTCATTGGCTCAGCTTGCGCTGGGCTAATAAAAATATCTGAGACATTAGATAAGAATGTATCAAGCATCCCTTTGCGCTCTTCATCCATTGGCGTGTTGGGAAACACTGGCTCAATGTTCTCATCCTCAAACCAAAGAGGACGAGGAGATGGACGCTCAAACGCAACAGCATCTTCTGCCGGAATATCAAAGGTAACAAACTGTGAGCCACCTTCTTCTGGCTTCTTCTCATCACTCATGAAGATGCCGCCAAACATACGAGCAGCAGGGTGCAAGCTTCCAGTCATTACTGTTGCACCAACACCAGCAGCAGCTTGCCCTATCGAACTATCATATAGTGCATGAATTGTTTTAAGCGGCATGCCCATATCAAGCAGTGCTTCAGTTACTTCTGGCGCATACTCTTTTAAGAAGTCTGCGTTGTTGGCAAAGTCATAAATGTCATGACCCTTGTAAGAACCATCCTTCGCTCTATACCAGCCAGTCTCTTTGTCCTTGGTTAAGGAAAAGTTGCCAAGAGTAAGTTTGATATCTGTTGGGATGCCCTGATATTCACGGGTGCCGTAATAGGAAGACTGCTTAAATAAATCATTGACCATAGAGTAACTGATCTGCCCAGCGCGTAACGCTCTTGCAGTTTGACCCGTGGCTTTTTCCAAATGCTTCTGGTGTATCTCAGGTGTGCCGTAATAATGATCGGCAACCTTGCGCATCACAGCTATGAACTCAGGTGAAACACTATCGTTAAGATGCGTACTATCACTGTCCATAAATTCTGGCAGCAATGAGTTAAACGAAGCCTTTAGCATGAATGACTGATGATCTTTTAACATGCAGACAATATCAGGCTAACGACTGACTTTGCGCAACGCACATTTGCAACATCGAACCCTGAGAGAGAAAAATGTTTGTTGTAGACCTATTGCATATACAGGCCGCAGGTTTTTCCCCCCA